TCATTCTGGGGCCGACACCGGACGCAACTTACACTGCTGAACTTCATTACTACTATTATCCAGAGTCTATTATTACTGCCTCTACTACTTGGCTTGGGAACAATTTTGATTCTGCACTGCTATACGGCGCATTATTGGAAGCATACGTTTTCCTCAAAGGCGAGAAAGATGTAATGGAATACTATCAAAAACGCTACGACGATGCCATGAATATGCTTAAACAATTGGCAGATGGTAAAAATCGCAGGGATACTTATAGATCAGGTCAGTTGCGAGTAGGAATAACATAAGGAAAACAAATGCTAGGTGATATGTCAGGAGAAGCTTTTTTAGGTGGAGTTAAAGTGTACACAACCCAGTATAGGGGGCATACCCCAGAAGAACTTGCTGAGATGGCAATTGATAAAATCATATATGTGGGTAAAGAGTCTCACCCAGCTATACTAGGGCAGGCAGAAGCATTTAAAGAACAAATTAAAAGAGTCATGGTTGCTTACATGCATAAAGCAATCAAATGTGACAGAGATACAGTAGCACATAAGCTACGACAATCAGGGCACCCCGAACTAATTAAATTATTGGAGATGTAATATGGCAATAACCCAAAGCATGTCAACCAGTTTTAAAGTCAATATACTCAAAGGGTTACACGCCTTTGGTACTTCTGTTATCCGCGCAGGCACCACGGCGGATAGTTTTAAGGTAGCTTTATATACTTCTTCAGCTACATTGGATGCAACAACTACTGCATATTCTTCAACTAATGAGGTAACCGGCACTAATTATACAGCGGGTGGCGCGGCTATCACGATTGTAACTGCCCCTACGTCAACATCTACAACAGCGTGGTTGGATTTTACAGATACTACGTGGGCTACTTCTACTATTACCGCTCGTGGAGCGCTTATTTACAATGACACTTCTTCTGGTGATTTGTCAGTTGGGGCGCTAGATTTTGGCTCGGATAAAACCTCAACTGCCGGTAACTTCACGATTGTTTGGCCTGCTGGTGATAGTACTAATGCCATAATTCGTATTGCGTAAAATGTATATTGACACACTGGTGGATGACCTTAAACGCACCACTGAAAACTTAGGGCAGGAGTTAACAACATATCAACGCAACCATAATATCCTTGTAAATGACCTAGTAAAGATGCACCAAGAAGCTAGAGTAGCTAAAGATTATAAAACGTCAGATTCTTTACGTAACATACTTAGTTCTGCTGGTGTGATTGTTATTCAAGGCACTGCTGGATATGCATATGATGAAATACCTGAGAGGCTAAAGGGTAGGTTTGTTGATGACACATGGAGAATAAAATGACAGAACTAGAATTCGCAGTAGCTTATAACGCTGAGTTTAACAGGCTGAATCCCGGTGTACCAGTCAATATGAAATGGGATGCAATTCAGCAAATGAACTATTTGAAGCAGATGTTGTCGAGGCAGCAAGCGCTGGGCGGAAGTGCCTATAAAGTACCATTTGTAAATCAAGTAAGCCCCCCCACTCCTACAGTTACTCCAGCTACCCCAAATACAACTACAAACACTCCGGTAAGTTTAGCGGAGGTACTCAGTTCTGCAAGATATTTAGTTACTCAACTGGAAGCCCTACAACGATGAAGTATTTTTTCCTGTTTTTATTATCTCTCGCTTCGCATGTATATGCAGAGAATTCTCGTAGCGTCGATGAGGAGAAGATTAGCGCTAATTTTGTGGCTGGTAACAATCTACGCACAGGGTTGAAAATTGACACTACTATGGATTTTAGCTCTGGTATGGCGGGCGCTAATTTTGGTTTGTATAGCCTTGCAAGAGGGGTTGGTACACAGGGTACTTGGGGTGTACATGATATTGTAGGGGTGCATGGCACAGCAGTTAAGAACGGTCAGTTTTGGGCGGCAGGCGGGCATTTCGATGTTTATGATACAGCACCCGGTGGCACTTCCATTGGTGTAAATATTGAGTTCCCCCAGACTCAAAGAAGTACTAATACTATTGGGTTAAATGTACAACCCCACATAGGCGCTAAAGGTTTGACAGGAATACAGCTACAGTTCCCCGAAGCATTTAAATATGGGTTGATGATGCCAAATACCAGTATTGTTTTTGGGCAAGTGGATTATACGTTTTTTGGTATGAAATTTAATCCCACTACTCAAGCGTTAGAGTTTTTCCGTAACATTGGTAACTTGGACGAAACAAAAGTTGGGGAAATAAAAATGGATTTTAGTCAGGCAAGATAATGGAAGATATTAAAGTCACGTGGGTAAGTGACAACATAACCATAGAGTATCCCAAAGGTGTGGTGGGACTTATTCGGTGTATGTCGATTCCTTTGGAATTCCCTGCGGGCGGTATGGAGTGGGCGTGTGCAGTTGTAATCAATAACAATGAATGCACTATTAAGATACTAAACGGTATCCGTGGGCCTACATTAACAGAATCAAAGCAGCTAATAAAGTACTTTCGCTCACTAGGATACACTGGTGGGTGGGATAGATTTAAAACAGGCAAACCTCCTAAAACAATATCAATTAAATAGAGAGCAAAAGGTAACTTATGGCACTCCCATTAATAAAAAACATGGTCGGCATGACAGTGACTAGTGTAGCTAGCGCAGGACTCGGCACGATCACCCTAAACGCTGCTGATACAGGGTATAGATCATTCGCCACGGCGTATGGCGCGAATGCTAACGTAGATATTCGAATTGAAGAAGGCACTGCATGGGAGATTGCCAGAGACTGCACCTACACCAACTCTGGAACAACCGTTACCCGTGGGACATTTGGCGACTCAAGCACAGGATCAGCTGTAGCATTTACAAGTGCAGCCAAGGTTTATGTGATTGATGACGCTAATAGACTTAATACATCCAATGCGGCGTCTGCTGGTGCTATATCTGGATTTGAAATGTCGTATAGCAGCACTACGGCTTTCGTTATAGCTGCTGGCCGGTGTGCAATTAATGGTGTGATGCAGACATTGGCTGGAGCGACGCTAACATCCGGCTCCACGATGAAAAATCTTAATAACGCCACTGTAACGCTGGGCGCTAGCAAGGGGTACCACGTCTACGCTTGGAATAACGCTGGCACTATGCAATTTGCAGTGCAAGACTGGTCAGACGCTACATATGGGGGCACTCCAACGTATGACGCTGATAATGATTATTATAAAGCAGCTTATGCAACAGTTGGCACAGCGGCTCGCAGGATTGGCAAGATATTAACCAACGCATCCTCTCAAATAAGCGTATTTTATCAAGTGACTGCTGGAAGAGTTAGATCGACACATTTTAATGTTGCTGATTTCACCATCCTAAGTTCGGGTGCATCTGCCACATACGCCAGCATCGGAACACTCACGCCATTTATCACATCAGATGAAAGTGAGGTTTTTTTTGTAACCCCTATATCGCCTACTGGCACAGGGGTAACAGCTAGTGCAGTATTGAGTGAAAATAGCGGAACGTGGGGAACATTTATCGCACGGTGGTATACGGGATCGACGCTGGCACACTATTTTGGTCTAATGTGGCGCACAAATACAGGGAATTTCCAGTACTTAGTCAGTAATTCCACGCTGACTATCGTACTCGGCGGAATAAGGGAGGTAATATGAGTTACGCAGTTATATTAGATACGACCTCATCATTCTGGATTGATGACGATGATACCCCAGCTGGCTCAGTTCGGTATGATGGCGTTCTTCCTGTCCACCCAATATGGGACGCTGCGCTAGGCAATATTAGAGAGAAAACTGCAGGAGAGTTACAGGCCGATGCCGATGCTAAAACTGCGCTGGATGCTATAGCTGCACAAGATAAAATAGATAGACAGGAATTTAAAGCTAAGGTCACAGCAATAAAAGACGACATCACTGCAATTATAGCCAGCCAGCAGGCATATATAGATGCACCGGTTCTGACAAACGCAGGGCGTGATGCTCAACTTTTACAACAAGCTAAAAATATCCGACAGCTAGCAAGGGGCTTGAGATTTATAGTTAATGCGGTCAAGGGCTTAGTTTAGTGAGCGTTGGATTAAGCGCGGTTGGCAAACTTGCCGTAGGTGCAATACCGACTGCTAGTAGCACTAATGTATCAGTTAATGTTACAGGACTCACAGGTACTTCAGCTTTAGGTACTGTTAGTGTAACGGCAATTCAGAATGCATCAACGAGCGTTACAGGGCTCACAGGTACTTCAGCTTTAGGTAGTGTGACTGTTGATGTGGGGGGAAGTACCTCAGTTAGCGTTACAGGGCTCCTAGGAACTTCATCTTTAGGGACGGTTAGTGTTACCACAGTTAGTAATGTATCAACGAGCGTTACAGGGCTCTTAGGAACTTCAGCTTTAGGTAGTGTTACAGTCACTACAGGTAGTGGGGCAGATGTCTCGGTAAACGTAACAGGTCTTTCAGGCACAGCATCATTAGGTACCGTTCTTGTCTGGGGGTTAGTTGATACTGCACAAACACCGAATTGGCTGGCTATTAGTACCGCACAAACACCAAACTGGACTCGTATAGCAACATAAATAAAGGATAACAAATGGCATCAACATTCTCATCACTGAAAATTGAACTTATAGGCACCGGGGAGAAGGTAGGTACTTGGGGCACTACTACTAATATTAACTTAGGCACTGCATTAGAAGAAGCGATCACAGGTTCCGCAGATGTTACGTTTGCTAGTGGTACTGTGACTCTTACGCTAACTGACGTTAACACCACTCAATCTGCACGTAACTTACGTCTAAATCTGATAGGAACTTCTGGTGGGGCGCAGAATCTAATTGTCCCTGCTATCGAGAAGCTTTACCTAATAAATAACGCCTGCGCAGATGCTATCACAGTAAAGAACTCTACAGGTACTGGAGTTGCTGTTGCCGCAGGCACGTCTACATTTGTATATAATAATGCTACTAACGTAGTATCAGCAGTCACCGCAGCACCAACAACCATACCAAACTTAACCGGCGACGTGACCTCAGTCGGGGTAGCTACAACATTAACCAATGCCCCCGTAATAGCAAAAGTTCTGACAGGATATACCTCAGGCGCAGGTACCGTTGCTGCCACGGACTCAATATTACAAGCTATACAAAAACTCAATGGTAATGATGCACTTAAAGCCAACTTAGCATCCCCAACATTCACAGGTACGGTTACAACCGAGGTACTTACTACTACGGGACAATTCAACCTCACTGGCGACTTAATTAAGTCACGTTCTGAATCAGGGGCGGATTCGCTTATCTCCGTAAATAATACCAGTAATACAGCCAATAGCGGGGTTAATTTTTTAGCAGCTGTTGCAGGCACTTCTGCTGGGGATGCGTGGAGTTCATATTCTGTAACTGGCACTACTGCTTGGAGCGTTGGGATTGACAACAGTGACTCAGATAAATTTAAGATTAGTAATTTCTTATCTCTTGGCACAAGCGACTGCCTCTCTATAACCTCCACCACTCTTCAAGTAGGTATTCCGGGAAACTTCGGACGCGGATCGCCTGTTGTAAAAACAACCAGTTTTACTATAGCAGATACAGAAAACTGGATAACCTGTAATGGTACAGCAACAATAACGGTGACATTACCCACTGCTTCTGCGTATCCGGGGCGTGAAATTATGATTAAAACAGTAGCAGCATTTACTGTAGTTTCAGCTTCCTCTAATGTTGAACCGATAAATACAGGAACTCCCGGAACTGCCATCCTCGCGGCAACTGCAGGGAAATGGGCAACTTTAGTGAGTAACGGGACTACTTGGGTTACCGTGCAGGCAGGATAAATATGTTTACACTACTCACAACAATAGTTAGTTTTTTATCGGGTGGGATTCCTAGGATACTGGATTTCTTCCAAGATCGTAATGACAAAAAGCACGAACTGGATATGGCGAACTTACAGTTTACTAGGGAACTTGAATTACAAAAAGCGGGTTTACAATCGCAGGAACATATAGAGGAGATTAGGTTAGATGGAATACAAGTACAAACTGCGGCTAGCGAACGCGAAGCACTCTATGCACATGACGTTGAAATCGGTAAAGGCGCGTCTACTTGGGTTATTAACGCGCGCGCATTAGTCAGACCCGCTATCACCTTTGGTTTGTTTTCTTTACTGGCTTTTGTAGAGATTTATGGTTTCTACTACGCTTGGGCTAGTGGATCAACGTTTGAAGTTGTTATGGAAACCTTATGGGATGATGAGATGCAGACAGTGTGGGCCAGCGTTGTGGCATTCCATTTTGGTACTAGAGCTTTTGGAAAATGAGGATTTCTCCACGAGGGCTATCACTGCTTAAGCAGTTTGAGGGGTGTATCCTAGTGCCATACAAAGACGCTGCGGGACTTTACACAATTGGATATGGGCATTTAATAGCCGATGGAAAGACGCTCCCTGATAGTGCTAAATATAAAATAACGCAAAAGCAGGCCGATTTACTTCTCAAATATGATGTTATCCCACGGGAAAAAGCGGTAGAACGGTTGTGCGCAGTCCCCCTCTCGCAGAACGAATTTGATGCACTAGTATCTTTTGTGTTTAATCTGGGAGCGGGTTGTTTTCAGCGCAGTACTATTAGACAGAAACTAAATCGTGGAGATAGGGCTGGCGCAGCGAAAGTTCTTTTAAGGTATAATCGGGCTGGAGGTAAAGTCATAAAAGGGCTGGTAACTCGCCGTATGGCTGAATTTAAATTATTTATGAGTAACCAATATGCCTTTATCTAAACTGGTATTTAAGCCTGGCGTAAACCGCGATCAAACCAATTATTCCAGTGAGGGTGGCTGGTTTGAGATGGATATGGTACGCTTTCGTTCTGGATTTCCTGAGAAGATTGGAGGGTGGCAAGTTGATACTACTGAGCAATATGCTGGTAGTGCTAGAAGCATTTTTCCTTGGGTTACTAGCAATGGGGTTCCTTTGTTTAGTATTGGGACTAATACTAAAGTATATATACAAACCGGGACGGTTTTAAACGACATAACTCCCACACGCGCCACATACACCAGTGGTACTACACCATCAACAGACAACATATTTTCAACTACTATATCGTCTACTACGGTTCTGGTTACTATGTCAGGGCACGGTGCCATTGATGGAGACTCTGTTATTTTTTCAGGTGCAGTAGCTGTGGGCGGTGTAGTAGCAGCGGACCTCAACACTGAGTTTATAGTTTCAAATGTTACATCTACTACGTTCACTATCACAGTTGCTAATGCCGCTACGTCTACAGTTTCAGGGGGTGGGGGTACTGGAATTACTGCGGCCTTTGATATTAATGTAGGTTATGCTGTTGACAACACAGGTTACGGGTGGGGCACTGGTGGATGGGGCAGTAGTGGGTGGGGGTCTAGTTCTACAACGCCTGTAGTATTTCCCGCTAGGCTTATCTTTTTTGACAAGATTAATGACACACTAATATTTAATGTTAGTAGTAGTTACATTTACTACTGGATATACGATGATACTTACGCAACTCGCGCCACCCTTTTATCCACTGCCCCCGGAGCCATTGCTGTACCCCAACAAGTAACTAAAACCATGTTCGCGTCATCCGGGCACTTATTAGCTCTTGGGTGTACCGCATACTTGTCTACAGAACCCGCCCCTGATTATCTTGGTGTATATGACCCACTGCTTGTCCGCTGGGCAAATGTTGACGCTACGATAGGGCCGCAACCAGAAGTATGGCAACCGACACTTACTAATACCGCAGGTTTCTTGCGCTTACAATCAGGCAATAAGATAGTAACTGGGATACGCTCAAGGCAAGAGGTTCTAATCTGGACAGACTCTACCCTGAACTCACTACAATTCCTCGGTACTTCCGAAGTATTTAGCACTCAAGAAATCTCAGCGACAACAACAATCGCGGGCCCTAATGTAGTTGCTAGCGCTAATAATGTTGTGTATTGGATGGGGCGTGATAAGTTTTATATGTATTCAGGTAAGGTTGACACACTACCATGCACTTTAAGACAATATATATTTGATGACATTAACCATGACCAAGACAGTTTATTTTTCGCGGGTACGAACAATGAGTTTAATGAGGTTGTATGGTTTTATTGTTCTTCCACAGCCAATGAGATCGACCGATATGTGATATTTAACTATGAAGAAAATATATGGTATTATGGGTTAATTTCTAGGACCGCTTGGGTTGACGCTAGCGGCATTAACTCGTTCCCTGTTGCAGCTTCTGATGGGTGGATATACTCTCACGAAAATGGGCATGATGATGGGCAGCCTTTAGGTGCGGAGCCTGTTGGGTTAAGTTCTTATATTCAGAGCGCTTTTTTGGATGTGGATGATGGGGATCACTTCATGTTGATCCGAAGGATTATTCCAGATGTTAACTTTACTAACTCTGATTTAACAAATAGCGTTACTGGTGACCCATTAGTGCCTGCGGTTGATATGACCATATCTGTTTCTAAGTTTCCGGGGGCCGCCCCTTCCACAACTAACGCTGCGGGGGTAACAACGACGGACAGCATAACCACCACGGCAACTATTGATTTATATACAAACCAAGTATTTATACGGGCGCGTGGGAGAGCTATGGCGTTTAAAATTTCTTCTGATATGGTAGGGGTGCAGTGGCAAATGGGTAGTAACCGGATAGATGCGCGGGTTGATGGGTTGAGGGGCTAACTATGGCACTTAAACAATTCGCCCCTCCTACCCTCCCACTACCCCCCAGCAACTACGACGCGCAGTATTTCAACCAACTTGTGCGAGTGTTAAACATATACTTCAATCAGGCAGGGTCCACAACACCTGTTGTTTTCGACTCAATCACACTAACTAATTTACCAACTTCATCGGCTGGGCTGCCTTCTGGGGCAGTCTGGAATGATTCCAATACATTAAAGATAGTACCTTAAAGGAAATAAATATGGCTGTAGATGCAGATGGAGTTGAAATACCCCCAGAAGGTACCGCAGAGTATTGGACTTATATGGGGCGAGGAAGGGAAAACCCCACCTTAGGTATGACTGAGGATGAAAAATACAGATACTATTATCCTGAATCTTTGTCTGAGATAGATCATACTGGTGATTCTAATTATGTGCAGCCCGGAGAAGCGGGTTATAACAAGCCTGATTATGATTGGACAAAAACACAATCACCTACGCAACTTGCGGGGCAAGGATATTCATTGACTCCCTCACAACTAGCCAGTCTTTCACCTTCACAGCAAGTAGAATACTTAAATACTTCTCAAGGCACCGAAGGGTATGACCCCAGATTTCCGGGTATGGGTGTGTCTATGGGATCAGAAGCTAACGTAAAACATCCCGGCCCGAATTGGCTAACTAGATTAGCTATAGGCGCGCTTCATGCAGGAGTAGCTGCTGGGTTAGGACAAGTTGCTGGAGCAGGGTTTGGCTCATTAAGTGGTGGTGCATCTACAGGAGCTGGTACGGCTTCTTCAGTACCCGGACTTACAGGACTTCCGCTGGGTGGATGGGAGCAAGCGCTATTTCCTTCAACGTTCGTTCCCCCTAGCGCACTAGAGGCGAGTCTGTTTCCTTTGTCCACTGCTGGTGCGGGAAGTGGTGCTGGGCTTGGGGCATTAGGGGTCGGCGCTAACGCTGGTGATTTATTAAACATCGCTACACAGAGCACAATACCAAAAGTAGATTATATAACGTGGGAAAATGCAGAGCGGCTTAGGAAAGGATTAGGGCAAGTAAACCAAGCTACCGCGCAACCACAACAATCGGGCGGTTCAGAAACCCCACACGTTCCATATGATACCGATGCTCCCGTGAATTTTAATGAGGATACTGGAGTACGCTTTGCTGCTGGTGGGCCTATCGGTGGCGGGTTAGAAAGCCTAACTGCTATGAATGAGGGTGGTTATCTTGACGGTCCCGGCGATGGTATGAGCGATTCAATCCCTGCTACTATAGAAGGCGAACAACCCGCAGCACTTGCAGATGGTGAGTTTGTGGTCCCGGCTGATTGTGTGAGTCATATAGGGAATGGGTCTACTAAAGCCGGAGCTAAACGACTATACAGCATGATGGACAACCTACGCAAAGCGCGCACAGGCACAACTCAACAAGGCAGGCAGATTAATCCAGATAACTTTTTACCAGCATAAAGGATAACATATAATGGCGTCGAACACAACTACAACTACAACCTCTGGTATTGATCCAGAGTTCAAAAAATATTACGCAACTCTGTTTAATCAGGCTGGGAAAAGTATATTTTCTACAGACGCGGAAGGTAAGGTAACTGGAGTAAATCCTTTCCAACAATATCAAGGCGAACAGATTGCTGGGTTTACTCCACAACAACTAGCCGTACAGCAGCAGATGGCGCAGTTGCAGCCCCCACAAGGATTTCAGCAAGGTGCTCAGGGGTTAAACCAATCACAACAAATGGCTTTCGCTGCCGCTAATCAAGGGCTAAACCAAGCGTTTGGGTATCAACCACAAGCCCCAGCAAGCCTAGCGATACCACAAGCCCCAGCAAGCCTAGCGATACCACAACAAAGCTGGTTTCCTTCTGGTTCCAATCAACCACAGATGCAGCAACCACAGATGCAGCAACCACAGATGCAGCAACCACAGATGCAGCAACCACAGATGCAGCAACCACAACAACCAATAAATAACGGGAATGGTGGGTTTGGGCCTCCTAAAAATGAACCACGAACTCCAGATAATGGTAACGGTGGGTTTGGACCACCTGCACCTGATGCATTTACGCAAGGGATGCAAAGCACTAGATCGGGAACTTCTCCTCACATGCAGGCGGAGATTAATAGGCGGCTTGCTTTACGCGGGATGCCCACACAAACATTTGCTGACGGTGGGGGCGTAAACACTGCACAAGCATACAATACTGAATTTAGCAGGCTAAACCCACAGATACCCCTGAACCAAAAATGGGATGCCGCTGGGCAACAATCGTACCTGCAACAATTAGTAGCTAAAAATCCTACCCAATACAAGGCTCCGGGCTCAACCTTTGGTGCGGCAAATACTCCTGTGGTCCCTGAGTATCAAAACATGGGGGTGGGTAATGTGGGTGGACAAACAACATTTACTGGTGCGCCAGCAAGCCCAGCGGTATCCTCAGCACTACCTCCACAAACCCAACCAACAACCACTACACCACAGCAGCCTATAAATAACGGTAATGGGGGCTTTGGCCCACCCAACCCTACAGCTCCAGCTTTTGGACAACAACCAGTAAATAACGGTAATGGGGGCTTTGGTCCTCCTAATCCTTCCGCTCCAGCTTTTGGGCAACAACCTGATAGCTCTGCTTATGAATCTAAGTATCAGCAGGGGGTGACTGACATCGCGCTTCGTGGGGCTCAGAAACAAGCGGACCTACTGAAGCAACAAAATGCTATGGGGTCTATTGGTCGCGGTACTTTTGGTGGGGCTAGGCAAGCACTCATGCAGACTGAAGGGGATTATAACAACGCCCAAAACCTAGCCGCTATACAGGCTATGGGTAGCCAAGCAGGGTTCCAGAACGCACAACAACAGTTCAACGCAGATCGTGCTTCTAACATCGGGGTGCAAACACAGAACCAAAATGTAGCATTACAGCAACAACAACTAGCGCAACAAGGGCAACAATTCCAAGCGGGTTTGGGTCGGGACATAGGACTTGCCGGGTTGAACGCGGGTATAGGCTCTTCTACTAACCTAGGTAATCTTTCTGCCGCACAACAACAAGGGGATTTAGCTAGACTACAAATGCAAGGAGCCACTGCCGCACAACAACAAGCGCTACAACAACAGATCAACGACCGTAATATGCAGAACTACTACACAGCCCAGCAATACCCTATGCAACAACTTGATAGGTATGGTAATATTCTTCGTGGGGCAGGTAACCTAGGTACGGTCGGGACAACCACAACACCCCAAGGGTCAATCGGAGCGCAACTAATGGGGGCGGGTATTGCTGGGTTGGGGCTGTATGGACAAAACGCACAAGCGATAAATAACGGGGTGGGTAATATAGTGAGTGGGGTTTCTAACTGGTGGGATAATATCTAAATGAACATCATACAAATACAGAACCAACTAAAAGGTTTACCTGATAATGTTATCGCCGGGTATGTGCAGAATCCTAACGCGCAGGTCCCTGCGTATCTTGCCTTGAGTGAGCTACAACGTAGAAAGACCACCCGTGAGGAGTATCAACAAAACCAACAGGCCCCACAACAATCCGTTGCTCAATCGCTGACTTCACAAATACCCGCACCACAAATGCAACAACCATCTCAGGGGTTAGCAGCACTGCCTATGGGTAATGCCCCCCAACCACAACAGAACTTTGCCAGTGGGGGGATTGTAGCTTTCGCTGATGGTGGTGATGTAGACGCAGGTAGTTTAGCCGCGCAAGCAGAAGCAGCTTTCGCTGCGGGGGATTATGAAAAAGCCAAAGCGCTATACGCGCAAAGTGCTTCATTGCAGGAAGAATCAAATGGCGGAGCAGCTGCCCCTACAATGGCTCCACAACAAATAGATCAAGCTAAACAACAGATATATGAGCAACTTGCCGCGCAGAAAGACGCGCCTTCTGGTATTTACACGCTTGATGAAAACTTACCACAAGAAACTATCCCAGAACCTACCAAAGGATTACCCGCACTAACTGCCCCAGACTTTGTAGTTAATGATGATAAAAGCGCAGGGCCCCGTGAAAGCGATGTTAAACGTATTAGAGAACGCGATAAGGGTTATGCAGATTACCCTAATGGGGAGGCTTTGCGTGTTGTGGACAAGGTGAAAAACAACGCTGTCATTAGTGGCGATATGGTTTCAAAAATGAAAGAAAGACAAATCAAGGAGTATAAAGAAAGCGCTGCAAAAAGCAATGCCAACATAAAGGCAATGCAAGCCGAGAAAGGTAAGGGCATCACTGCTTTACCAACCCCCAAACAAGTGGTGCTACCCCCAACACAACCCGCTCCACAAACAGCATTAGAGAAAGCGCAAGCGGAATACAGGGCAGCATTAGCCCCAGACCAAAAAACTCGTGATGATCTTACAGGGCGTATGCAGCATCTTGACGAACAAGCCAAATGGCGGCGTGACCACACTGATATGGATGCTGTTACTAAAGCAGGGTTGGCTATGATGCAAGCTGGGGCTAGGCCGGGGGCTTCGTTCTTGGGGGCTGTAGGTGTTGGCGGAGAAGCTGGTATTAAGAGCCTCGCTGAAGCCCGTGATTTCCAATACGCCACGGAAGAAAAACGCGCAGCACTACAGCAACAACTTACCCAACTAGAGCGCGCAGAACGTATTGCTATTGCTAAGTTTGGTGTTGACAGCGAAGAAGCGAAGATGGTTAGACAAGATAAGAAAGAAGCCGAGAGACTTAAAAGAGAATTAGATGAGAAACTGAATGCCGCAACAAACGCGACGCATAAATATGGGTACGAACTTTCTGCTGGAGCTAGTAAGTATGGGGCGGATGCTAGGGAAAGAGGACAAGCGAATAGCGATAAAGCGATCGAAGCGCGCATGACAATGGCTGAAAATAGGGAACGTCGGCAAGGGATAACTACGCTTTTAGCCAATGCCCAAAAAGACTACGAAGATAATTGGCAATATAGTAAGGATGAAGTAGGTAAAGCCGCCGCTCGTAAACGTATCTCAGACCTACAAAACGCTCTGTTATCCGCTAGTGAGGGGGAACAAGCAAGCACAACTACTCCAGCCGCCCCAACAAGTGGTATCCCCGGCATATCTCCTGAACGTATATCAGGATTCAAAGTAGTCAAATAAGGAAGGCACATGCCCATATATAAAGTACAAGGCCCCGATAATCATTTATACTCTTTTGAGGGACCCGAAGATGCTACTGATGATGAGAAAATTGCGTATGCTACACACTTATACGCACAAAGACAAGCGGAAATAGCCCCTGCTGAATCTATGTATGAGGCCCTGAAAGGTGGAGCCAAGCGTTTTGGTTCTTCCGCGTTAACAGGTATTGCTGGTTTAGGTGGGGTACAAGAGGCTGGGGACGCAGGGGTAATTCGTAGTAAAGGTATCACGGAACGTCCCGGTGCTAGTTTGGAAAAGGTAGTGTCTACGTATAATGAAAAAGGGTTATGGCCCGCAATTAAAGAAGTAGGAAGCCAAGTACCTAAAGCTATCGCGGAGCAAGGGGCTAATCTTGGGGCTATGATGGGTAGTGCTCGTGTGGGGGCGATGGCTGGTGCTCCTTTTGGCCCTGCTGGGGCCATTATTGGTGGGCTTGGCGGGGCTGCGGTACCATCATATTTCGCGCAAGCTGGTAGTAATATAGAGCGACAAGTACAAACAGGGCAACCAGTTTCGGGACCCGCAGCATACGCAACGGCAGTACCACAAGCAGCTATAGATGTTGTAGCTAATAAGGTAGCCTTTGGTAGGTTGTTAGGCATTCCAACAAAAACTTTGGGCACAGAAGCCGCTGAGAAACTAGCTAAAGAGTCCTTGATTCGCGCTGCAGCTATGGGTACCGCTAAAGGTACTGCTGTTGAAATACCCGGAGAAGTAACACAACAAATGCTGGAGCGGTTGCAGGCTGGTTTGCCTTTGACTTCTGACGATGCTATCCAAGAATATAAATCCACAGCATACCAGACCGCACTTACTGGGCCTTTGGGGGCTGTTAATCGTATTCAAGAACGTAGCGATGCTGGAAAAATAGTAGAACAAGCCAAACAAAAAGAAATCGCTGATACACAAGCGGAGATAAACCGCACTGCGCAAGAAGAAGCTAGGAAACAAGGGGTAGAGCTAGATAGGGTAGAAGCTGAAGGGTTACAACAAGCCCAAGATGAGATGGCTAGGCAAGATGCTGACACTTCCTTTACCGCCCCAGAATATAGCAGTGAGAGGACACCAGAGACACCTACCGAAAATACTCCTTTGTCGTTTGATGAATGGAAGCGGTCTACAGGGCAGAGTAGAGCTACTGATTTTATGCTACCAACCCAATATAGCCAGTATGTTAATTCACTACGCCCAGAGGCGGATAGAGCGGTAAACCCTACCAGAATACCAGAAGTATCGACACCCTCTACCACAAACCCATCCACCATAACTGATAAAACACTAGACACATGGGGTATATCGAGGGGGAACAAAGAAGGAAAACAAGCGCGTAGCGCTATATTGGCTCTAGGCGAATTAAATACTTTGGAGAATGTTGCCGCTGCTAAGGATATACTGACTACACACCTAGAGGCCAAACATCGCTCAACGAAGCAAATAGAGTTAGGAACCACAGCCCTTAACCAGTTAGATGTGATAGAATCCCAGCTTCAACAACAGGAGAAGCTAAATGAGCAACCAACCCAAACCATCCCTGATAATCAGGAGAGTGGAGACCGAGGTATTACTGAACGATTACGAACTGAGCAAGGCATTCAACTGCCTACACAACGGGCACCAACCGCGCCTGAAGA